AGCCCAGACTCACTAGCCTTTAGGACAAGGTGAAACCACTCGTCAGGCGTTTTCTTAGCTGTTTCAAATATCTGCCAAAACTGGTTTTTACCCTTTGGCGTACCAGCGAATACAGCCCAACCTTGCTTGTCTGACAATGTAGGTCGAATGACGTTACCCCACACGCTAGGTCTGAAGTCACCGTACTCATCCATGAATACGCCATCAAAGCCTAATCCCCGCATTGCGTCTGCGTTGTCAGCCCCAAACAAGCGTATCTTGCCGCCAGTTATTAGCTCAATGGTCAGTTCGGCCTCGTTGCTCGATGCAAGAACAGGCGCTGCAAAGTGTTTAAGGTAATCCCAAGCCACAGACTTAGCCTGGCTACGGTATGGCGCAATATACGCAAATAGGGGATTTGTGCTTTTACACATGAGTGCAGCCCGAACAATATCGTTAATGGCTGCGACTGTCTTGCCGGCTCGTCGGTGTGCAACTAGGCAAGCCCAGCGTTCGGTGCGGTTGTGGAATGACTTAAACGCCCCCCGTGGAGAGTAGGGGAGGGTTACTTCCCTTCTTGCCATTTCACAATCATTTCAATTGGGGTGTTGTCCACGCCACTATGTTCGGTTCGTGCAAGTTTAGGTGAAGCAAACTCAGCCAGTTGAGCAATCAGCGTCAAAGCACCCTTTGGGTCTGGTTTAACTTGATCGCCATCACCGTGGGCAACGGTTTCTAACCACTTGCCTACATTATCAGCGTTGTTCTCAAGCAATGCTGTAACGGTATCTCTAAAGGCTTTTGTAGCCTTGTTGACGCTACCCTTCTTTCTGCCGATCCCTGCTGCGGGTGGTTTAGGTCGCACACTAGACTTCACTACTTTGCTGATTTCCATATCTTTTCTCAATGGTCTTAGATTTAAGATTGGTTGAGTTTAGCTTACTTATTGCGTTCGCTGATATTCTTAGCTTTTGACCTTGCATCTTCTTTGCTTGATGCACCCCATGCTTTTAAGGCTAATGCTAGTCTGGTCGGTTTCCCATCTTTCTCCATTGGCCCTGGCATATTGCCCATTCGTGCGAGAAAACTGGCTCGTCTTGGGTTATCGCCTGACTTAACGGGTGGCTTGAGGTTCATGCCTTCTGCTTTGGCACTTGCTCTACCCTTGGCATTTAGACCGCCAGCAGGGTTCTTTCCCTCTTTGCGTTGCCAAGCCGCTGTCATTTCTTCTCGTCTTTAGCTGTCTTAGCTGATTCTTTAAAGTCTTTAGCGGTTGGTGCGCCTGGATCGCCTGGCTTTCTCATGCGTTCGCCGCTGCCTGCTTTGATGCGTTCTTGTTTTGCAAGAATATTGGCATAGAGTCCCGCTTTCATTTGAACGCCTTTAGTTTGTAAAGGGTTGAGTCAATCAAAGCCGAAATCTCGTCAATCTGGTTCTGTAACTCTGTGTCTTTGGGCAATTCGTCACGAATGTCCTTTACAAAGGCTTTGACGCTTGTGATGTACTTAACTGGGTCTGTCGCTAAGTGAAAGTCTTTAGGATAGCTTTTGATCTGCTCGTAAGCCCCTTGGTACGTTTCTGCCCAAGTATCAACTAAGTCTACAATGCCTTCATAGTATTTTTGCAACGCTTTATGTTTGGCATAAGAGTCTGTTTGCAAGTGCATGAAGTGTGCGTTTGTCCCGCTATGGAACAAGGTTGCAACGAAAACGGCAGGATAGTCCATAGTGACCTCACAAGATAGCTATCACAATTGTACAACCGCCGCCTGATTTAATCGACCCCCTTGCAATCTCTATTTTGTCAAACTGTCCGTCATCGTCAAACACGCCTGCATCTTGCAATGCGTCAAATAAGCCTTTTAGCCTATTGTCTAGGTCAATGCTGCGCCTATCCCGCGGGAAGATTGTAATGATCGCCATAAGCCTGTTTGAGCCAAAGCTAGGCACTTTGTTGACCGTGACGTACTCTTGCACCGCTAGTTTGTAATCCCTGCCGCCTTGACTAAGAATTGTCCTGCCCCTAAAGTTGCGCCAGTAGGTGTTCATTGATGGCGGTAACGGTAGTTGCAGGGTAGCAATCACAGCAGCGCCTCAATCTGGGCTAATAAATCTTCTTCCGTAACCCCATACTTTTGAGCAAACGCCTTTTTGCCCAGTCCATGTACCCCATCATTGCCCACATGATGAGTCGGACATAACGGTATAACCAGCGCATTTTCACGTTTCATTCCTAATCGCCGTATGTGATGAATGTGGGCTGGCGTTTCCCCATATCCTAAGTGTCGGCACAACGAGCAACCTAGCCCTGCAAGTTTCTCGTAATGCTTACGTTGCGCTTTGGTCAACTTGAGCCTCTGTCCATTCTTGAAGATCAACCACCACAATTTGCATATCTACAGCAATGTCAGCGGCTGCGTCATATTTGCCTTGCAATACAAATTTTTGGTATTGATGAATCATTGCTTTAAGTTTAATTAGGCTTTCAGAATAATCTTTCATTTGGTTATTTTCTCAATTTGTCGGTTACTGGCTTGCTCGGTGCGCCAAGCATCAAATCGCATTTGTGCGCTAGTCATACGCCATTTGAGTAGTTCGGCCTGCTCGGTTGCTGCCCCAATAGCGTCACAATGGGTTTGATATTTAGGGTTAGCATAAGCCTCACGCTCTTGGCCTCCAATGCTAGTTTCGCCTGATTCTTTCATTAGGATTGCTTTTAGGCTTGACTTGAACGCCTCCAGTTGCGCCAGTTCTCCCTTTGCTTTGGCATATGCTGGCGCATTGTCCCAAATGTACTCAATTGCTGGATGTGGGCTGTATTCACTCATTTAAGTAACTCCCATGCAGTTGCTGCACATAAAGGGACTTGTCCATTTCCAATGGCTTTAAGTCTGTCCACCCTATCGGCCATCCCATCAGCCACTCTGTCCACAGGGGGTTCAGTTTTCCACCATTGTGCAGACCCGATACTTGCTCCCCAAGGTTTCCCTTGCCTCTGTCCCTCAAAGCATGACGAGAATCCTGCGCTTTTGGTGTTCCCCACATTGTTGGTTTTTTCATGTCTTTGCAAGGAATACCCCCTGAGTACATCACTTGTTCCGCTAAATTTCCACACGGGACTGTAGTCCTCCCGCTTTTCTCTCTCCAACTTATCCTGTACTCCATTGCTTCTTCGCTGCGACCTGATATTGCTGTAGCTGTTGGTGTTAGCCAAAATCCAGATTCGTTCTCGTTTATGTTTTGCACCAATGTCTGCCGCAGATATAACTCCCCACCGACTGTCATACCCCATTGAGGTAAGGTCTGCAAGGACTCGTTCAAGTCCTCTAGTAACGAGCATTGGACTGTTCTCCACAAATGCGAATCTTGGTCGAACCTCGCCAATAATCCGTGCCATTTCTCGCCACATTCCTGACCTTTCTCCGTCAAGTCCGTCTCCTTTTCCTGCAACTGAGATGTCTTGGCATGGAAACCCGCCAGATACAACGTCAACAATTCCTCGCCACGGCTTTCCGTCAAAGGTTTGTACGTCATCCCAAATCGGGAAAGGCGGGAGAATTTTGTCATTTTGTCTGGCGCACAATACGCTTGCTGGGTATTGTTCCCACTCAACGGCGCAGACGGTTCGCCATCCAAGCAAGTGTCCCCCAAGTATTCCTCCCCCAGCTCCTGCGAACAAAGCGAGTTCATTAAGGCTTGACTGATTAACCATGACATTCTAAATATCCTGATAAATTTTTAAGCAACAAAGGATCATCTTTACAAAGGCCTAAAACCGTATTGCATCGATTACATAAAATTTCTCTAATTTTCAATGTTTTGTGGCAATGATCTACATGGGGTTTGTTTTGTTTATCAGTTCCAATTAATTGTTTTTTACAAATAGCACAACATCCGTTTTGTTTTAAATACTGTTTATCAAACCATTCAAAAGCAACGCCGTATTTTCTGACAAGTTCTTGTCTGTAATTTTTATCTCTATTATTAATTCTATTTTCTTTAACTTTTTCGGGGTTTGCAATTCTCCATGCTTTTGCTTTTTCTCTTGCATATTCAGAACTTTTCCAACTTGTTTTCATATCAAATCCATCTGTTTCGGCATAACTTTCCATTCCCGTTCTGCCCGACCTGATTTGCTTTGCACGTTGCGCCCAGTTAGCAAGATTTCATGGTTGCGTTCTAATTCACTTAAACGCCTGGCTACTTGGTTGCCATCGAGTCCTGTAATCTGCGCTATACCGTCTTTTCCCATTGCCCCATACTTGCATAAGGCTTGAATAATAATCGTGGCGTGTTGAGCCGCTAAAGACTTTGCAAAGTCAGCAGCAGCCCAACTAGTGACGGGATCGGTGTTTCGAGCAACTTGGTTCATGTGTTTTTCCCTTTAAACAGATTCTTTGCTGCTTCAAAACCTTCTTCCCAACCGTTGTGATAATCAGATGTTGGCGGCTCTACGTAGTCAGGCGGTTCATTAGATGCTTGTTCAGGCTTGGCTAACTGCGCCTCAAGTTCTGCAATGCGTTCGTGGAACGGCTTGAGCATATCCCAATCCGGATAAAACTCTTGCTTGGCTAACTTTTGCTCAAGTGCTGCGATAGCTTGGTTATTGCGATCCAAAACATATTGTGGCGCAGCATAGTCAAGCCAAGCATTGTTAGTCTGTAAAGCATCCAACGCTTGCTGTAATAGTTCACGGCTCATTTGTTTTTCTCCCGCAATAAATCTGACACGGCCTGTGCAAATTCAAGGCTAGACCATTCTTCACCATCATTAAGGATTTGCTTAATTTCGTCTTTGTGAAGTTCTTGCCATTCAGGTTTTTCTTCAGCACGAATTAACTCGGCAAATTTTTCAAGATGCGGAGGATTTGCCAACCAACACCAACTCTGCGTTTCCCATTCCATTCCGGCCTGTTCAGCCAGTTTTTTAATGTAATCGCTCATTACACCTCCTGACGGTACAGGGCAACAGCACCAGGCTCTGCGGTAAACACAATCCGACCATCGCAATGCATCCAGTACGCAGGCTTGCGTTCCAACTCCTTAGTGATCCGTTTGATTTCTCGTTGCAGATCATCAATAACTTTTTGGTGATCTGGGTCAACGCTGCAATAATCTTCAGACCAAATGGTCAGCACAAGATAAGCACGTTCAATTAAGGCAAGTTGACTAGCCAATTGTTGGTCAGTCATGTTAAATCCCTTTGCTTGATTAGTTCGGCAGCACGTTTGCACAGGCCAAAGTGGTGATAAGTGTCCTCATGGTTGTACACAAGCTCAAAACACGCTTGGCGCTCTTTTGCAACAGCATCCCGCATGATTTTTAAGTAATCTTCAGCGCAACCTTTACGCTCTACTGCCGCGGCCTCGTCACACATTTCAAGCAAAGCCATTTCAACTTCGTTTTGCCAGTATTCAATGCTGCCAACAGCCAAGTCAACGCCATGATTTTCTAATAATTTGCGGAATTTTTCGTTCATAGCATCACCAATGATAAAAGTGGGAAGAAACCAAACACAAGCGCCAACATTAACAAGCCAACTACCCAAGCAATAGGCGGTATGCGTTCGTCAGCTGCCGAATAGCGTGTCTGATTACGCATTGTGCGAGTGGTGCGACCTGTCCAGTTAGGATCGCCAAGGTCAGTCAAAAAAGGCCAGTTACGCTTATTCATCGCTGCCATCCTCCTCGTTAGCTGTCACGGTTTCAATGTGATTAATGTCAATGAAATGCGTGTACATTGGCACAGCACACATCAACACCTCGTCACGATCAATCTTGATGTACGGTTCGCCATTGCTGTCTGTTTTTACGCCATCGGCAAATTGATCCATAAGCTCTGCAATCTTTTTGTCGGTCAGCTCACGACTGAGTTCACGCATCAATTGGCGCTTGCCTTCGTCTGTTAATTGAATGTATGAGTATTTCATGGCTTATCCCTTGAACCCGTTGGCTTTCAGGAATTGCTGCTCGTCTGGGCTTGCCATGCAAATTGCCATCATGTGTTTTTGCAAATATGCCGCTAACTTTGCGCGGTTCTTGTCTGATGGGTCTGTCTTAAACGCTTGAATCAATTTACTCATTTAATGTACCTTTATTTGTCGTATGGCGTTGTTGCCATGTACAGATATTAAGCTATCTAAACAATAATTGCATAAGTGTTTACCCTAGTTTTGCAATTATTTTTAATTTATTGGGGTTTTTACAACAAGGTGCGGGTACTCGCTGAACAAGGAGTGTGGAGGGACACGGCTTTCCCCGCAATTTATTATAGGTTGTTTTTACGCTTGTAGAACGCTAGTAAATACTGAAAGCAATCCCATGCAGAGGCTAAATCTTCCTCTGAATGTTCAAGCAGTTTTACATCGCCTTCGGCAGTAAAAAACACATTGGCGCATCTGGCTGTAGGCTTGCCAAGGCCGACACGGTAAGCCGCCAATTGCATCAGTTGCTCATGATACGGCGCAACCTTCTCGAGCTTATCTTTGCTTTTAAAGTCGATCACGATGTTTTCAGCAATCAAATCAACTTTTCCGCCAAATCCCTCGTATGCAAATGAGCGTTCTGCTTCCCAAGTTTGGTCATGCCCAAAGTGGATTCTGATCGACGCATCAACCTGGTCAACGTAAACAGGGTAATCGTCTTGTTCGCCACTATAAAACCGTTCCAACACGCCGTGCATCATCGTCCCGCGATCCATAGCGTCACGGCCTGTGGACTTGGAATCGGAAATAACCCTTTCTAACCAGTTTTCCTCCGTTTCGCCAGCAATGCGTGGCAACGTTAGCGCCGCCAATAACACTTGTTGTTGCAACCAAGTGTTAAGACCAGGCTTGGCAATAATTCCAAGAATTGTTGTCACCGACGGTACTAACCCACGTTCTCTTGCGTCACGGACTGTGGTGTTGCGCTCTTTCCCGTTTTTACCAATAACCCGATACGCTGGTGAACCGTCAGCTGCGTACCAATGGCCTGATTCTGAGTCTGCTGATTTAATTATCACGTTTTCTCTCCTCAATCATTGCGTCAGCAATTTCGTAAGCCCAAATTGCAAGAAGTTTTACATCATCTACTAAATCAGTATTGCCAGATAACAAACCCTGCAATGCACCCTGAGCAAAATAATCCCGTAAAACAATATGTGAATCCGACATAACATTTATTTGTTTTTGTAATGCTAAAAAATCGTCTTTCATTTTTGTACCTTTTTGGCTAATTGTTTAAGCATTTCGATTGCATCTTGCAAATCTTGCATGGCTCTAGCGTCTAAAACCATGCCTTCGTACCATTGTTGGATGCGCCAAGAAATAAGTATTGCTTCTTCTGATTGGCTCATTCTAAAAAGGGACGTCATCGATCATGTCATCAAGCGGGACAACGATGCCTTCTTTGATCTGACGATACGCATCAGACTTTGGTTTGGCAGGTGCAGCTGGCGGTGCATCCTCTACAGGTTTGCCGCCAAGCATCTGCATCTGGTCAGCAACAACCTCAGTTGTGTATTGATCCACGCCATCTTTGTTTTGCCACTTTCGAGTGGTCATACGACCCGCTACAAAGACCTGTGAGCCTTTTTTTAGGTAATCGGCACATATTCCTGCCAACTTGCCAAACGCCGTGATCCTGACCCATTCTGTCGTTTCCTTGGTTGCGGTCTTATAACCTACCGCAATTGAGAAATTACAGATTGCATTAGAGTCAGCGGTGTAACGTACTTCAGGGTCTTTGCCCAAGCGCCCAATAAACTCGCAGCGGTTAAGATCGTTTGCCATTATTGTTGTTCCCAGTTTGCTTTAAATTGATCGTATGCAGCCTTCAGCGGAATCTGTTGCTCTTTAAAGCAAAGTGTCCATGCTGCCCTAAATATGTCCTTCAAACTTTCGTAACTTACCGCTGATGCCATTTGAGCAATTGTGTTGTCTAGCTCAATGCCTTTGGGTTTCTCAATTAGCTTTTCAATTGGTTTAGGCGGTGCTTTAACGGCAGCTGTGCCATCGTCATCTTCTGACGCAATACCAAGTGCTGCTTGCAGGCCGTAGCGTTTGCCGTAAGTAATTGCCGAACCAAAGCCTTGTGCGTCTTGTTTGGTTGCGGGAATAAACAACGTGCCGCAACTAAGTTGTTCGCCTGACTCATGGATAAGGACCGTTTCAACTGCTACGCCACTTTCAGCGGTATGCAACATCTGCACAAAGGCTAAACCGTTAGCCGACAGAGCAGGCCGCACAGCGTCGATCACACTAGCTAGGCTAGAGTATGCAGATTTAAAGTGGGGATTTTTACTATCTTTGGCTGCGTGGGACATTGCCGCTTGAGCCTTGACTAATGCTTTTGCTAATTCATTCATTTATGCACCTGTATAAAATCCTGACGGGTATGTCAGTAAGATAGATATTAAGGTATCTAAACAGATAAGTCAACACATACAAAACCTCATCTGTTAAGCTATCTAACATGAATACAACAGAAATTATCCAAACATTAGGTGGCACATTCGCTGTAGCCAAGCTCTGCCGTGTCAGTCCACCAGCTGTATCGCAATGGCGCAACAATGGTTTGCCTGGTGATAAATTAGTGTTGTTGGCTGCCGAGCTTGAAAAGAAATCAAACGGTAAGTGGTCAAGAAAAGAAATCCCCAACTGGCAACAAATATGGCCTGAGTTGCATTAGACTGATTAAGCCTTTAGCAAGCATGAAACAAACAATGATAAGGGTCGTGTTTCACTAGGTTAGCTTTAGACCTTGACACATCGGAAAGACGGTGGCAGAATTGAATTGTTGTCGTGGAAAACAACTAAGCCGTTTAAGTCTATGCCTTGCCCCAAAATTTAGGGGTTTCCACCAAGGTATAGATTTAAGCGGCTTTTTTATTGTTCAAGATAACTGTCAGGGCGCATTAGCTAACATGGTAGCCACCAGTACCCAGAACAGGCTGAGTAAAAGAATAAAGTTGTATCCCGTGTGACCCGCACGCCCTAGTAGAGAAATCGAACAGGATATAGACAGAGTTTGGAAACAAACTAAAACCATTTACTCTAGGTCTTGATCTTCTACAGCTGCAAGGACTGTTTTAGGGAATCTAGGGGTGGGGTGAGATGCCTGCCATAAACCTAACAAGGTACAGGTCTGTCGTAAAGGATTTATCCTCAACTACTACGGTGGGTGGGTATAAGGGTAGGGGAACTATATTTAAAATAAACAGAGTAAGGGTTATCACTAAGATAAATACCTCTTGTGCATTGTGTTTAGTTAGCTTAATGTGATGCTTTTATGGAGAACATATGTCAACAGAACAAAAGATATTGCGGTATTGCATTGAGCCTAAAACAACAGTTGATATTGCTGATTACTGTGGCCTTGAAAAGATCAGCATCTACACTCAGCTTGCCAAACTTCAGCGCAACAACAAGATCGAGAAACGTGGGGATGGTAGGCGTGGCTCACCTTGTGTTTATGTCACTATTCGACAAGCACCGACTGCTACAGAATCTTCAGATAACTATGAAAACCTTGTTGTTAAACACGCTCACAACCCGTTTGGATTGCGTTTATGAACAAGGCCGACTATATCCATCTGTTTAAAGAGGCTTGCGGTGGCAAATGCAACGCTGAATACAACCCTTGTGCCTTTCGCCAGGCTGCTGACAATTTAGCTAAACTTAAACCCGTTGGGTACATTGGGGACAAAGGCGTGTTAATTCACGACACAACTTTGCCGCATCTGTACAGACCACTTTACGCATTGGACAACCATGAATCTATCTAACTTATACCTAGCCGCTGCCGACAAACTTAGACACAAAGGTTTGTTGCCAGATTCCCGTGGCGCTACGCTTGCAATGTGTGCGTCAGAATTAGGTGGGTTAGCCCCAACTGGCGAACGTGCGCTCTTAGAGAAATTCCTTACTCACATTGAGAAAAGGATCGACAAGTTTGCACAACCTGATTACAAGATGCCTCCAGCCATGCGTATAGCCGCTGCAAGAGCCGCAAAAGAGCAGACGGTACTAATTGGTGTGGGAGGCTGGTAATGACGCTCTGGGACTGGATGTTTGTGTTTTATCTTGCCGCTGCTGTTACCGTCGGCACACTCGTTTGGTATCGTTGGTCACGCCCGACTAACTTTCTCAAAGAATTTGTTTGTGATGGTTGTGGGCAAGTCTGTACAACGTTAAAAGATGGGCTTTGTGTGTACTGTGACCATCACTTTAAACCATCTTCAAAGCCTCTGCCTTGACCTTTGCAACCCGATTTAGCCAGCCTTTGCCGAATACATCAAACGTATTCAGGGATCGGTAGAAATCCTCTTTGGCTTGGCTAAATCGTTCGATGAGTTTGACGGGTTCAAATGACTTTACAGCGTTCATTGTCACCGGCCCGAAAGCACCGTCAGCTGCCACACCAATTGAAGTCTGCAACGTTTTGATTGCTCGACCCGCGCCTGCGTTTACAGCAAAATCAAACATCAGGTAATCAATGCCTAACTTTAACTCGTCACCACGCACGGCATCCCAATACTTCTTTTTATACATTGGCTCAACTTTGTCCGCAGTAAGACTACGCATTTCGGACTCGTCAGACTGTCGGCCTATCCAGTTTTCCCACGTTGCTTGAGTAACTCCCAAGTTTGTACGCCCCCCTGGATCGGATGGGTGGTTAACGTAGCCACCTTCTGACTTCAGCATCAACTCAAACGATTGTTTCCAATTACTTTGCATCAGTTACACTCCGCACCCACTTTTGCAATTCAGTCAGCATTAAGGTCGTTTCAGCGCATTGTCGAGCAGAAACTGTGTCGGTGGTGGCTGTAACAGAACATTTGGCGGGCTTGGAAACGGTGGACATTGGACTGCTACTGGCAACTGGCTGCACCCTGTCAGAGTAATAATTGTGAACAGCAGACAGATTAGCTTCATATTCATCCTTAATTGACGTAGAAATTAACTCATGCTTTTCTGTTAACGCAGCGTTTAATTGCTCTTGCGCCTTGCCTAATGCGGCAACGTCGGCTTTGTATTGCACAAACTTTTTGTGTTCATGATTCCAACCTATAAAATACATTACCGCGCACAACGCCAAGACCGCGCCGATCTTCATCCACAATGCGCTAGGAAATATAGGAATCATGTCGGTTCTGCGTCCTTTTTTGCCCAGACTGAAGCACCACCAGCGCCAGATACGATGCCAAGGCTTTCAGCAAGCTCTCTAAGGCTTACCGCGCCGTGGACTAACACTTGATAACCCGCAATCGCAAGTACCGCCAAAAGGCTTACAAACCACGCTACGCGAGCAATGTCGTAAGTTGTGTTGTCTTTGCCGGTTAGCAGTTGCTTAATCATTTGTCAGCCTTGGAGTCAATCTTGTCGTACAACCGAGCAATCATCTGCTCGAGCCTGTCAAACCGCTTGTCCATTTCTAACCGCAAATTATCCACTTCTGATTTTTTGACATAATGTTCTGAAACTTGTAGTTTGAAACCGTCTATATCTTTTTTAAGATTATTGACCGTTTCAAAAATGGTACGAACAACCCACGCTACCGTACCAAATACCGCCACAACTCCATAATTAATTATGTCTTGAAACGTCATGGCAACACCCAAGATTGTGTGGCTTCATCCCATACATACGGGCCACCGGTTGATGGATACGGTACTGGCGCTTCCCAAATCCATGTGGGTGCGCTAATCACCCAAGACGGGTATGGCTGCGGTGCGTAAAACACATCGTTAATTGCATCATAAGTGTAACCAATACCGGCGTAATTGGCTCGCAGCGCCTTTGATTGGTCGGGGCTTGGTGTATTTGAGTTGGGCAAATAATAAACGCCGCCACGGGTGTTATATGACGTTTGAACGTAGCTAAATGGATCACCAAACTCACCAGAATTTATTACATCTTGTTCAATGACATTTACAAATTCAACAATGCCTTTGCCGTTTTCAATAGTTGGAACATATGCAAAATTGCTCATGTTTTGTACGTCCCTGAAGATGTAAATTTAATAATTGTATATGCGCCGCTAGTTGTAACGGTAGGTGAGCCAGTTGTATTACCCGAATAATTAATGGTTGGCACAGAGATAATTACAACACCCGAACCGCCTGATGCCGAGTTGCCGCCTCCCCCGCCTGTGTTTGCAGTACCCGCCGAACCAGTAGCGTCCTTTGCGCCACTACCACCTCCACCTACACCACCTCCTCCACCGCCGCCAGCGCCGTTGAAGTTACAAAACCCTCCCCCGCCTCCTCCATAATACACACGCGCGCCGGTAATGATATTAATTAC